AAAATCTTCCGTTCTTTTTACAACCAGGATGTAAAGCGCTTAACAAAGGTTCTCTTGAGTTCAGTAACAATTCTAGGATTATTGCTGCCGCTACTTCTGGTAGTTCTATCCGTGGGATGTCTGTCAATCTCCTTTATCTTGACGAGTTTGCTTTTGTAGAAAGAGCATCTGAATTTTATACTTCTACATATCCTGTTATTTCATCAGGTCAAGAAACTAAAGTGATTATCACCTCTACTGCTAATGGAATTGGTAATCAGTTTCATAAAATATGGGAAAGTGCTATACAAGGTGTTAGCGAGTTTAATCCATTTCGTGTTGACTGGTGGGATGTTCCAGGACGTGATGAAAAATGGAAAAACGAAACTATCGCTAACACTAGCAAGTTACAGTTTGATCAAGAATTTGGTAATACGTTCTTTGGTACAGGCGATACGCTCATTAATGCTGAAACATTATTAAGTTTCAGGGCGAAACCATATCTAAGATTATTAGAAAATGGGTTGGTAAAAATATATGAAGAACCAGTCAAGGATCATGAATATATTATGACCGTTGATGTAAGTAAGGGAAGAGGACAGGACTATTCTACTTTTAATTTGATCGATATTAGCGTTCGCCCATTTGCACAGGTTGCTGTATATCGCAATAACACTATCTCTCCAATACTCTTCCCTAACATTATATATAAGTTTGCGAAAGTTTACAACGATGCGTATGTGGTAATTGAATCAAATGATCAGGGGTCTGTTGTTTGTAATGGATTATATCATGATTTAGAATATGAAAATATGCACGTTGAATCTGCTATTAAAGCGAATGCACTTGGTATAGAAATCAATCTAAAAACAAAAAGACTTGGTTGTTCTGCTATTAAAGATTTATTAGAAGAAAACAGAATAAATATCGTAGACGAACAAACTATCTTAGAAATATCTACATTTGAAGCAAGAGGTCAATCGTACGAAGCTTCAGACGGTAATCATGATGATTTGATGATGAATCTTGTTTTATTTGGATATTTTGTATCCACTCAATACTTTGCAGATATGACTGATATTAACCTAAAAGAAATGCTCTTTAAACAAAAAATGGAAGATATCGAGAACGATATGATTCCCTTTGGAATTATAGATGATGGAACTGATTATATCGAACAGATTGAAAGAAAAGATATACCATGGGCAACAGAAGTAGACACTCAACGGTTCATATATGATCCAGATTTGTAAAATTATAAATAACGGTATAATTGACTGAAATCGTATTATGGAACATATAATTTTCAATAGAGGAAGATAAAAATGGCACTCTTTACACCGTCTGCGAGTCCAGCGGTTGTCGTCAAAGAAATAGATCTGACTGGTGGCGTTCCAAACGTGCAGTCAACTACTGGCGCATTCGTTGGTAACTTTCGTTGGGGTCCTGTAGAGCAAAGGGTATTAGTAGACAATGAGGCAACTCTTGTTAACGTCTTTGCCACGCCAGACTCTGACAACACAATCGAATTCCACGGAGCCTCATATTTCCTTCGCTATTCTGGAGCACTTCAGGTAGTTCGCGAAGTAGATAGTGCAGCTCAAAACGCTCGTTCATCTAATGGACAAAGAGCAACTGATTCCGACGGAAATCTCGGAACCCCACTTATTAAAAACCTTCCAGATTTTGAGGGTCAGCAATCGACTCTTGACGCATCTGGTAGTCATACCTTTATCGCTAGATATCCTGGCGTTTTAGGTAACTCAATCAAAGTTTCAGTATGCCCACCGAATTCAACTGCGTTTTCTAATTGGGCATATAAAGACGAGTTTGATGGCGCACCGTCAACATCTGATTTCGCTTCAGATGTAGGCGCATCAAATGACGAAGTTCATATCGTTGTTGTAGATTCAAACGGTGAACTGAGCGGAACTCGGGGAACAATCCTCGAAAGATATCCATTCGTTTCAATGGGTACAAACGCAAAGAACACTGACGGAACTACTAACTATGCGATCGATACAGTTAATAATCGTTCAGACTTTATCTGGATGGTAGCATTTGATTCAGACTATCAGGAAACTGCTAGTGGTAGAAATGCTGCGATGACTAAGATCGACAATGGTGACAACTTTGGTCTTCGGGCAAACGTCACAACTGCCAGTAACTATGATTTCAAAAAAGGTGCTAACTCTGGTGCATTCGGAGTTGCAGAATATACATCTGGATTTGATCTTTTTGAAGATAAAGATCAGGTTGAAGTTGATTTCTTGATTGCTCCTGGTATGGTAGGTAGTGAAGATCAGCAAACAGTTGTGAATGATTTGGTTGCTACTGCACAAGGTCTCCGTAAAGACTGCGTGGTTGTCGCCTCACCTGCTCGTTCTGATATCGTAAATCTAACTAATGCGGCAACAATTACTTCAAATGTTGTTACAACTGCAAACGGATTTACAAAATCTTCTTATCTAGTTGCAGATAATAACTATCTGAAAATCTACGATAAGTATAATGATCAATACATCCATATCCCTGCTTCATCTTCAACAGCAGGTATTATGGCAGCAACTGACTTAAATCGTGCACCATGGTTCTCACCAGCAGGTACACGTCGTGGTCAGTATCTCGGCATCACTGCTATTTCATACTCACCAAACAAATCGCAAAGGGATACACTGTACAAAGCAAGTGTTAACCCAATCGCTAACATTCCTGGACAGGGTGTTTTGTTGTTCGGTGATAAGACAGGTCTTGCACGTCCATCTGCATTCGATAGAATCAATGTTCGCCGCTTGTTCCTTGTACTTGAAAGAGCAATTAGTCGTGCTGCTCAACAGGTTATGTTCGAATTCAACGATGAGTTTACTCGTGCTGAATTCGTCAATATCATCGAACCAGTTCTTCGGGAAGTACAGGGTCGTCGTGGTATCACCGACTTCCGTGTAATTTGTGACGAGACAAACAACACTCCAGAAGTGGTTGATCGTAACGAATTTATCGCAAACGTCTTCATCAAACCAGCACGTTCTATCAACTATGTTACATTGAACTTTGTAGCAGTTAGAACAGGTGTTGACTTTGAAGAAGTCGTCGGCACGGTTTAAGGAGGTATTATTATGGCTATTCTCGGAGTAGATGATTTCAAAGCAAAACTAAGAGGCGGCGGCGCACGTCCTAACCTCTTCCAAGTGACGATTAACTATCCTGGTTTCGCAGGCGGTGATCCTGAACTTACATCGTTCATGGTATCTGCTGCTTCTTTGCCAGGATCAGTAATGGGCGAGATTCTCGTTCCGTTTCGTGGTCGTCAGTTGAAAATGGCAGGTGATCGTACATTCGAACAGTGGACAACTACAATTGTCAACGACACGGACTTTTCAGTTCGTAACGCAATTGAGCGTTGGATGAACCAGATCAATCAGCATAGACAAAATACAGGGTTGACTAATCCAATTGAATACGAAGCAGACCTTAGAGTCGATCAATTGGATCGTTCAGGTGCGAAAATCAAATCATACATTTTCCGTGGGGCATATCCTGCGAACTTGTCTGAAATCGCTCTCGATTATTCTTCAAACGATATCATCGAGAACTTTACCTGCACATGGTCATATCAGTATTATGAGTCTGATACAACCAGCTAAATAAAAAAGTACAGGGGGGCTGGGGTGTCTCAGTCCCCTTTCATTTTAATGAGGATTTGAAATGGCAGAACAAGAAGGTCTTAGTCTTTTTGGTTGGCAATTAACTAAAAAGAAAAAAGAGCAAGAAGAAAAAGAAAAACTTCCTTCGATAGTTCCACCTCGTGATGACGAGGGAGGTAGTTATGCCACTGCGTCGGGTACTCACTATGGGCAGTATCTGAATCTAGACGGTGATGACTCTAAAGACAACTATCAATTGATTATGAAATATCGCGGAAATGCGATGCATCCAGAAGTTGATAATGCTATTGAAGACATTGTGAATGAATCGGTCACTGGAAGTGAAATGGAGCAAACACTTGATATCAATATGGATGATGTCCAAGCTCCTGACAGAATCAAAAAAGCAATTAAAGAAGAGTTCGATTATATCTATGGTCTTTTGAATTTCAAAGAACTTGGTCACGACATTTTCCGTCGCTGGTATGTGGACGGACGTTTATATCATCATCTTATTCTAAACGAATCTAATCCTAAAGAAGGTATTTTAGAGGTTCGTCCTATTGACTCTGCAAAAATGCGTAAGGTCAAAAAGGTTAAATACAAAAAAGATCCGCAGACTGGTGCTAAAATTGTAGATAAGACTGAAGAATTTTTTATCTATCAAGAAAAACCAGGGCAATCTACTAACGGAATTAAGATGACTCTTGATTCAGTCAGTTATGTGACTTCTGGATTACTCACAGAAGATCGTAAAAAAATTGTATCCCATTTGCATAAAGCATTGAAACCGATTAACCAATTGCGTATGATGGAAGACGCATTGGTAATCTATAGACTCGCTCGTGCACCAGAACGCAGAATTTTTTATATTGATGTCGGCAATTTACCTCGCGGTAAAGCAGAACAATATATGAAAGATATCATGGCCAAGTATCGTAATAAACTTGTCTATGATGCTGCAACTGGTGAGATCCGAGATGATCGTAAACATCAGTCTATGCTTGAAGATTTTTGGTTGCCTCGGCGAGAAGGTGGTAGAGGAACAGAAATTACCACACTTCCTGCAGGCGAAAACCTTGGACAAATCGAAGACGTTATATATTTCCAAAAGAGAATGTATCGCTCTTTAAATGTTCCACTTTCTAGATTAGATACAGATGTTGCTCAAGCATCTAATTTCTTAGGAAGATCTACTGAAATCAATCGTGATGAATTAAAATTCCAAAAGTTTATTGATAGACTTCGTATGAGGTTTTCGCATCTTTTCTATGGTATTTTGAAAAAGCAATTGATCCTCAAAGGTATTTGTACTGAAGAAGATTGGGAAGACTGGAAAAACGATATTACTGTAGATTATGTTCGCGATAATCATTTCGCTGAACTGCGTGATAATGAGATGCTCCGTGAAAGAGTACAAACTCTTGATATGGTATCTAATTATGTTGGTGAATATTATTCAAAAGAATGGGTTCAGAAAAATATTCTTATGCTTTCTGATGAAGATATTGAAAAAATGAAAAAAGAAATAGAAGGTGAAGAAGAAGAGGTTCCTGAAGAAGAACCAGAACAGGCTCCTCAACAAGCACCTCAAAAATTTGAACTAAAACCTGTGTCGGGTGATGATGAACAACAAGGAGATGAAAAGTGAGTGAATTAGCTCAAGAATTGATTCAGCAAGCATTGGATCAAGATTTCAATAAAGCGAGTAAAACATTTGGTGATATTATGTCAGTTAAAGTTCAAGACGCTTTAGATCAAGAAAAAATTAGATTAGCAGATCAAATCTATAATGGAGCAGATCCTGATGGAGACGATGATGATGACATCATGGGGGATGAGGATGGTGACGACCAGCTCGAACTTGACCTTGAAACAGAGGGCGAGTCTGAGTCGGAAGAAGAGGATGATGAGGAAGATGAATTCACCGATGAGGATGAAGAAGACGACTATGATGATGAAAACTCATAATAATAATTGATTTAATCTAAAAAATAATAATATTATAAATAAAGGTTAGAAATGAAAACGTTCGCTAATATCCGTGAATTAACTGGAAGGAAACCTTCAGGTTATCTGCAATTAAATAAAATTGTAGGAAAGTTTCGGGTTCAAGTTTATAAAGAACCAAACGGATATGTTGCTTATGTTGATGGCGATAGACTGGATGTTTATAAGTCAAAAGCAGAAGCAGAAAAAGCGGCAACTGAATTTATAAAGGCATTATAAAAATGAAACTGATTGCAGAATATACCGATCAAAATTTATCTTTCTTAAAAGAACAAGATGAAAAGGGTGACAAGAAATATGTCATTGAAGGTATTTTCATGCAAGCAGAACAAAAGAATAGAAACGGTCGGATCTATCCTAGAGTAGTTATGGAAAAAGCACTTGGCAAATATGTCAATGAGCAGGTTTCTAAAGGTAGAGCGGTGGGTGAATTGAATCACCCTGAAGGTCCGACAGTTAATCTAGATAAAGTTTCTCACAAAATCGATTCGCTTCAATGGGAAGGAAACGATGTTGTGGGTAAGGCGACTATTTTGGAAACTCCTATGGGCATGATCGTTCGCGGTTTGCTCGATGGCGGTGTTCAACTTGGCGTCTCGACTCGTGGTATGGGGTCTCTTGAAAATCGTGGTGGCACTATGGTTGTAAAACCAGACTTTCTACTCAATGCAGTAGATATCGTTCAAGATCCATCTGCACCCTCAGCTTTTGTTAATGGGGTTATGGAAGGTGTAGAATGGGTATGGAATAATGGCATCATAGAAGCAAGAGAAATTGAAAAAATGGAGACAGAAATTAAGAAAGCTCCACGTGCCGATCTCTATGAGACACAGGTTCGTGAGTTTAAGAATTTCCTCTCGTTACTTAAATCTAACATGTAGGGAGTCAATAATGACTGATGAAAATAAAATCGAAGATCAGGAAGTTGAACTCCATGACGAAGTAACAGACGAAGTTGTGGAAGAAGGAACTCACGATCCAAAAAATGCACCTGCGCAAGCTGTTGCTGCTGCCGATAAAGCATCTGATGCTACTGGTACAGCACCAAAACGCAAAGGTGACCAAACAAAACAAGATCCAATGCCTAAAACCAAAGGTGCTCTTATGGCAGCAATGGTTTCAAAAATGCAGGGCATGAATAAAGAAACACTGATGGCAATGTACAAAGCCGAAGGTTTTGAAAGTGTTGAAGGTGAAGCAATTGCTGAATCTCCAGTACTTGACTATCAGGCAGATTTCTCTCAGGATCTAAATGCTCTTGTTGCCGAAGAAGCAACACTTTCAGATGAATTTAAGTCTAAAGCAGAAACAATCTTTGAAGCTGCTATTAAGTCTAAATTGTCTGAAGAGATCGATCGGTTGGAAACCAAGTACGAAGAAGAACTCGCTGAAGAAGTTTCTACTACTAAAGCAGATCTTGTAGAAAAGGTTGACACTTATCTTAACTACGTTGTCGAGCAGTGGATGGAAGACAATCAGGTCGCTATTCAATCTGGTCTGCGTTCAGAAATTGCAGAGAAGTTTATGAACTCTCTGAAAGATCTGTTCACAGAATCATATATTGAAGTTCCTGAGTCTAAAGTCGATCTGGTTGATCAACTTGCTGAAGAAGTTGAAGAACTCGAAGCAACTTCTAACGAAGCAATCGCAAAGAACTTTGCACTTCAAGAAGAACTGGAAATGTATAAGCGTGATGCAATCATCCGTGAACATGCTTCAGGTCTAGCTGAAACGCAAATCGAAAAACTTAAAGATTTGGTATCTGAAGTAGATTTCGAAGACGATGATACTTTCGCTAAAAAAGTATCTACTGTTAAAGAATCATACTTCACCAAAAAAGTATCTGAGTCTGCTGACATTGAAGAAGACGATGACGGTGAATCCGTTGTAGAAGCTTCTGGTTCAATGGCTCAGTATCTTCAAGCAATCCAAAAGACAAGTAAAAAATAATTGGGAGTCCAAAAAATGAATACAGTCTCATACGACGCATTGATGGAAAAATGGGCACCTGTACTGAACGAAGAGTCAGCAGGCGTTATCCAAGATTCACATCGTAAAGCAGTTACAGCTGCTATCCTCGAAAACCAAGAAATCGCCCTTCGTGAAGAAGGTATGATTTTTGAAAACAACACAACTACTTCAGCAACTGCTGGTACAACTGCAAACTGGAACCCTGTTCTGATCGCACTTGTACGTCGTGCAATGCCTAACTTGATGGCATACGACATCTGTGGTGTTCAGCCTATGTCTGGTCCAACTGGTCTGATCTTCGCAATGAAGTCACGTTACCAGAACACTAAGTCTGGCACATCTGCAAATGCTGAAGCACTGTTTGATGAAGCAAACATCAACTACTCAGGTGATTCAGGCACAACTGCAATGGAAGCAGATCCATCAGGTATGGGTTCAGCACTTGACGGTGACGGTGACTCAACAATTGCCGATTCATTGGGTGATCCACTTGCTAACCTTGACCTGTATTCAACTCCAGAAGCTGAAGCTCTTGGTGTTGCAGGCGGCGAGCAGTTTGCAGAGATGGGTTTCACCATCGAAAAAGCAACAGTGACTGCAAAGTCACGTGCTCTGAAAGCTGAGTACACTCTGGAACTGGCACAAGACCTGAAAGCAATTCATGGTCTGGATGCTGAAACAGAGTTGGCGAACATTCTCTCAACTGAGATCATGGCTGAAATCAACCGTGAAGTGGTTCGTACTCTTAACTCTCAGGCAAAACTGGGTGCACAAACTTCTAACACTGCAATCAATGGTATCTTCAACGTACAGACAGATGCTGATGGTCGTTGGTCAGTTGAGAAGTTCAAAGGTCTGATCCTTCAGATCGAGCGTGAAGCAAACGTGATCGCTAAAGAAACTCGTCGGGGCAAAGGTAACTTCATGATCTGTTC